ACATACGAGGCGAGCCGCAGCGAGGAAACGGGGCACGCCGATCTCGCCTGGGCGTGTCTGCATGCGCTCGGCAACGAGCCGCTTGAGGGCACGACTTTCAACAATACCGGCTTTATGGAGTTCTCTTAATGAGTCAGCGACACAAACCCACGCACGGCGAGCAGCCGGCGCCCGCAACGCCGGCCGCGCCCGCCAGGGCCGAGGCGTTCACGTTCGGCGATCCTATGCCCGTGCTCGAACGCGCGGAAATCCTCGACTACGTGGAAACCTGGGCGGCCGGAAAATGGTTCGAGCCGCCGGTGTCGTTTGCCGGCTTGGCAAAGTCGTTTCGCGCCGGCGTGCATCACGGCTCGGCGATCTACTTCAAACGCAACGTGCTCGCCTCAACGTTCATCCCGCACAGGTTGCTCTCTCGCGACGAGTTCGGGAAATGGGCGCTCGACTTCCTGGTGTTCGGCAATGCGCCGATCGAGGCGGCGAAAAACAAGCTCGGCGGCCGGCTCCCGCTCAAACGCGCGCCGGCGAAATACGTGCGGCGCTCGACAGACTTGCAGGGCTTCTATCAGATCAACGGTTGGCAGATCGAACACGAGTTCGATGCCGGCTCGATCTTTCACTTGATGGAACCCGACATTAATCAAGAGGTGTACGGCTTGCCCGAATATCTCGGCGCGTTGCATTCCGCCTGGTTGAATGAATCGGCGACGCTCTTTCGCCGGAAGTATTACGAGAACGGATCGCACGCCGGGTTCATTCTCTACATGACCGACGCGGCGCAAAAGCAAGAGGATGTCGATAATCTGCGCGAGGCATTGAAGCAAAGCAAAGGGCCAGGCAATTTCCGAAACCTTTTCATGTACGCGCCGAACGGAAAGAAAGAGGGCATCCAGCTCATACCCGTTTCCGAGGTCACGGCGAAAGACGAGTTTTTCAACATCAAGAATGTCACGCGTGATGACTTGCTCGCGGCGCATCGCATCCCGCCGCAGCTCATGGGGATCGTGCCGAGCAATACGGGGGGATTCGGCGCGGCCGACACGGCCGCCGAGGTGTTCGGTGCGAACGAGATCGAGCCATTGCAACGGCGCTTCACACAGCTCAACGAATGGCTCGGCGACGAGGTTGTGAGGTTCACCCCTTACGGCATCAAGAAAGCCGCAGCATAGGCCGCCACGGGGCGCCCTGCCCTATCAGCCGATGAAAGAAAAACGCCAGGCGTCGCGACGTGCGAGCCTGGCGTTTTCTATTGCCGCATTCTGACAAAAGCGTGGTTAGACTGACACGCTTTATCGACGTCAGAAAAGGCGCCCTTGCGGGTCAGGTTCAAACTTGAATTTAAAGCCGGTCACTTTGCGGCCGGCCGGCGTCGTCGCTTCCCATTCGATCGCGATGCCGCTTTTCTCGCCTAGTTCCTTTACGGCCGGCTCGATCACGCGGCGCCGCAGTTGCCCCGAGTCTTTCACGCAGCTTTCGGGGGCGCCCATCGCCTCACAGAATTCGTCATAACGAATCGTCACAAGGCCGGTTTTCTTGTACTGCGCGAGGATTTCCAGCAGTCGCCAACTATAGATCGAGCGCAAGTCGGCCGCGAGCTTGAGCTTGTATTTCGTGAATTCCTTCGAGATGCCGAGCAGGTAAGGCGCGATGCTCGGCGAAAACTTGATCTCTACCCATCCGGCCGTTGCGGTCGTATCCGACTTCTCATAAATCCAGCGCACAGTTTTGCGCACGGGCCGTTTCTTGCCCCGCTCGATTTCCTCGGCATCCCATTCGACGCGACACTCGAAAAGGTTCTCGGCCGCTTCCTTGAGGTCCGAGTAAGCATGTTTCGGGTCAACGGAAGGATATGCCTCCATGAATTCGCGAGCCGTGACACGAACGATCCAGCCTGGCGCGATGCCGGTGTGCGGATCAGCGGCCGTCGCCTCGTGCAGCAACAATTTCGCCTTGGGGTTGCACTTCGCGATCGCCAGGGCGAGCAGCCGCTTTTCCGAGAGCTTCATGCGCTGCACGCGGCGCACGAGTTCGTTTCTGATTACGACGCTTTGATCGTGCGCTTTGGCGGTCGTGGCGAGTTCGAGAGCGTTGCTCATTCTGACAATTTCGTGGTTGTTCTGACAGGCGTGAATGTATGTCAGAAAGCACGAGATCGTCAACGGCGGGGCGTGCCTAAAGCGTAGGCAGCGACCACGAAAATGTCAGACTGACCACGAAAACGCCCGAATAGAACCACGAAAATGTCAGAATGAACCACGAAAATGTCAGAATAGTCGGCCGCAAACGCCCGCCAGATAAGGCGCAGCGCGAGCCTAAAAAGGTTTTAAAAAGGTTTTAAAAATCTTTCTAAAAAGAACACGGCGCCCCGCTTGGGGATAAGTCGCCGAAACGCTCGCGGCCGGATAGAAAACCACCCCCCCGCGCTACGCGCTCCGCCCCATGAGGGGCAACAAGTGCGCGCTCCGCGCGTCCCTTGACAATCAAACCCAATCCAGACGAACGAGGCCGCGCACGTTGGCGCGGCATCGGTGCTCGACGTCACCAGCTCGCGACCAGCTCGACGAGCTGCACGCGCACCTCTCAAAAGCGTCGAGCATTCAACACATGCGGGGCTATGGTCTAAGCGCCCGACGCGGCTTCGCCACGCCGGCCACTAAGACCGACATAAATCGCGCTCGCCGTGTCGCTCCGCTTCGCTGCGCGCCCCGCCGATCGCTCAAGTCGGATCGCGTGCGATCCATGCCTCATGCACTCGTGATGCACGCCGGTCGAAAGGTTCAGCAGTGAGGGGGCCGCTTGGCTTCACGTCCTCACGTCTGCCGTTCGTTCGCTCGGCTCGCGGGGCGTCGCCTGGTCGAAATGCCGCGCGAGCAAGCGGTAAGCGTCGAGCGCCGGCGGGTTGGCGCCGGTGCGATCGCAATAGCGCCAGGCCGCGACGAGAGCGAAGTATTCCGCCTCGTGCCGGCGCAAGCCGCCGTCGAATTCCATGATCGCCGCGCGCTCGGTGTACAGCTCACGCGCATCGGTGTCGTCGTCGAGAGTCATCGCCCGATCTTACGGGGCCGATAGACGGGCCGCCAGGCGGCCGCCGTGCCTCGGGGGCGTCGAGTGGTGCGTCGGGGGCGTGCGGGGCCGCTACGGGCCGCGCACGGGGTCGCCAGGGGGTCGGCCGCCCCCGAGGCGCCGGCCGGCCAGGGGGCCGATTTACCCGCGATCGTCGCCCGAAATTCGCAGTCACCCCTCCGCGCCTGCCCGCTTCTTGGGTCTCCCCTTTTCATGCGGTGCATGAATCCGGCGCCTGGGCCGCCGTGGCGCGGGTTTCGGCGGGTTTCCAGGGCCGCCGAGTCGATGCGGATTGATGCGCGCCAGGCCAGGTTTTCGGGTGCTCGGCGGCCGTCAGATGCGAGGCGTATGAAAAGGGCGATCACCTGGCGGCGAATTCCAGGGGCACAGGCGTTTTACTCGTGGATGCGTGGATTCGCTGTGGAGTGCCCGCAAAGCCTTATCCCATAAGGGTTTGACGTCCACGAGGCATCCACGAGTTGAGCCTTTTTGATGTGTGGAATCCGTGGATTAAAAAATAGGCAATTGGAAAACCCGAGGAAACCGGGCCTTTGCTTGTGGGCGCGCGCTTTTTCTTTTCACTGCCCTTTCTTTCTTTCTTTTCAACAATTTAAGAGAGAGAGAGAGTAAGACGCGGCGACGGCCGGCCGTGGCAAAACGAGGGGCACTCGTGGAAAAACGAGGGGTACTCGTGGATATGTTCTTTACGATAATCAATGACTTAGACGCAAACCGGGCCGAAATCCACGGGTTTTAAAACATGCGTGTGCCGGCTTGGCAAAAAAGCGATGCCCGTGCGCCTGGCGCTCGACTTCCTCGATCTCGGCCGGCCGCCGACGAGCTGCGCGACGTCGATCGCGGTCGCGGCCAGCTCGGCGGCCAGGTCCGCAGCTCGAACCAGGTCGGCCGCCGGGTGTGCATCCAGGTTCACAGGAAAGAGAAACGCGCTTCTCACCTATTCGGCGGCCGGCGCGACGCGGGCGCGCGCGGGGCCGCCTGGTGCGCGCCTCGAACCGGGGCCGCCCTACCCTACCGGCGGCGCCTCGATCGAGGTGACTTGATGCTTTTGCATCACGGCATCTTGATACCTTGATACCAAAGTGCCAAGGCATCAAAGTGTCATGCTAGAATGTGCTCTCGTGCTTACGCACTAAGGGTTTCAGCGATTGGCACTTTGATACTTTGATACCGTGATACCAAGGGGAAAGGCATGAAAAGAAAGCGTATGCGGGTGATAGCAGTGTTCGGGCAGAAGGGCGGCAGCGGGAAATCGACGCTCGCGATTCACCTAAGCGTCGAGGCATCGCGCGAGCACAAAACGGCGTTGATCGACGCCGACGGACAGGGAACGGGCCAAGCATGGGCGAGCGGTCGAGCCGCCGACGAGCCGGCCGTCGTGCCCGGTGCGCCGTCGAACATTCGCGAATTGTTGGACGGCGCCGAGGCCGAGGGGTACGAGCTGGCGTTTGTCGATTGCCCGCCTCACGTCGTCGCCGGTGCGGCCGAGCTTGTGAGCGTCGCCGATCTCGTCGTCGTGCCGGTGCAGCCGACTTTTCCCGATATGGCAGCGCTCAACGCGGCGCTCGCGGTCGTGACGGCCGCCGGCAAGCCGTTCGTGTTCGTCTTGAACCGGGCCGACAAGCTCGCGCCGGAAACGCGCGAGGCGGCCGACACGCTCGCCGCGATCGCGCCGGTTTGCCCCGCACAATTCGCCGATCGCAAGGCATACCAGCGCGCGCTCTCGTCAGGTCGCGCCGTCAGTGAAACGAAAACCAAACGCGAGCAGGATGCACGCGACGAGGCGAAAGCCGTCTATCAATGGCTTATGGAGAAAGCACAGTGAGCACGAAAAAATCGAGTTTTGGCGCCCTGAAAATCAGCGCGAACAATCCGGCCGCGTCCCTGGTGCCGCCGGCCGAGCTGCGCGTCGAGCACGAGGCCGTCGAGCACGAGCCGGCCGCGCAGAAGGGCAGCGCAAAGCCGCCGAAAACGGTGCCCGTGCGCCTCACGCACGAGCAATGGTACGAGGCGAAAGAATTCGCGACGCGCCTCGATACGTCGTTGCAAGAGCTTTTCATTCAGGGCTTGAACATGGTGCGCGCCTCGAAAGGCTTGCCGCCGCTCACGGGCACGCGTCTCAAATGATGCCGTGATGCCTTGATACCATGATGCCAAGGCATCAAGATACCAAAAGAGGCGCAACAATGTTGGAGCAAGGTTTGACGAGGCGAGGGAGCGCATGAGAGTCGTCGCGGCCGTCGTGTTGATCGTCGCGGCGCTCGAAATCGCGTGCGCGTCGGCGTGGCAAGTGATAGCCGACACGAGCGATACGTCGTGTCAGATCGACGACGAAAAGATTTGCGTTGAGTCGATCGGTTGGCTCGAACGATAAACCGTGAAAAGGGGTTTGAAAAACCGCTAGGGGCAAAAAAACGGCCGCACGAGGCGGCCAAAGGTCAGGCAGGGGGTATTCAGTCAAGCCGCCGGCGCGAGAGCGTCAGCGGCTTTTTTCATGGGCTTGTCGTGTCGCCGGCGCGCAGCTCGCGCGGCGTGTATCGGTGATGCTCCCATTCGGCACGAAACTCGCGCTCGATGCGTTGGCGCTCGCGCTCGTTCGCACGCTCGGCCGCGACGACGAGCGCCGCGAGGATCGGCACGGCGATCGGATAGAGCACGAGCGCGACGAGGCGGCCGACGAGCGCACAGACGACGAGGGCCAGCTCGCCGGCGCGCTCGCCGATCTCGCGCCATAGTCCGCGGTCGATCAGCGACACGGGAATAAACAGGGCCGTTCTTTTCAAAGCCTGGCGGTAAGTCATAAAACATCGCTCCGGTCGATAGGCGGGCCGCACAGGCGGCCGGCGGGGGAAAGGGAAGGGCAGGGCAGCGCGCCGACGCCGGCGGGCGCCTGGCGGCCGTCTTAATGGGTTTGGTGTCGTGCGTCGCGCCAGGCGATAAAGGTGCGTCGCAAGATGGTGTGAAAGCGCCGCTCGGCTTCTTTGTTCGTTTCCAGCTCGGCGCGCGACTCGATCTCGCAAACGAGTCGAATGAATTGCGCCGCTTGGTGCTCGGTCACGACGTCGAGGTGAGGCGTGAAAGTCTTGACCCATTCGCGAAACCGCGCGTCGCGCGGCAGCATCGCCGACAGTTGCACGGTATTCATTCGCTCACGCCTCCGCGCATGGCGTCATCGAGCGGTGCTCAATGCCGAGCTGCGCGTCGATCACGGCGCTCTCGATCAACATTTGCGCCGCGTCGTGCGGCAGCGGCCAGATTGCCGTTACGGGCGTGTCTGCGTGCGTGACGAGCCAAACCGTCGAACCCTTGATGCGTCGAGCGCGTGCTTTCGTGGTCTGCATTTTCTTTTCCTGGCTTGCTGGCGGGCCGCACAGGCGGCCGGCGCGGGTTGGTCTAGGGGAATGTGTCGGCCGCCGGCGCGCGGGGCGCCTGGCGGCCGTTTATCAGGCGTTCTCGTGGACGTGATCGAGGCGTCGGCCGACAGAGAGGCCATATGACGAAAGCCGCTTGAGCGAGAGGGGCGTGAGGTGCGCGACACGCTTCATAAAGATCGTTCGCTCGATCTCTTTCTCGCCGACAGTCACGCCGGCCGCGACGAGTTGCTTGCGGAACACGGCCGGCGTTTTCACGGGCAATTGATTCCACTTTTCGCGCAAGCCGGTCGAGCCGGAAATGTGATCCATGATGTGAGCGGGGCGCACGAGCAAACAATCTTCGCCTTCCACGTCGTCGAATTTGAAAGGGTGTTTGAAGTTGCCGGCGTCGATCTCGGAAAGGGCGCTTTCGAGAATCCAAACCCAGGGCGAGCGCTCGGCGGTCGTCTCGGAAATATGGCGATTCATTTCGGCGACGAGATCGGCGCCAAAGTTGCCGGCGTTGGTCGGCATGCCGGCAAAGTCGCACAGGTAGCCCCAGGCGAGCAGCATCGCGGCATAGTTGCTCGCCATACGCTTTCCGCCTTCGTCGTCGGCGCTCGCGCAGCTCTTGCTCAGGCAATACGCGCGCAGCTCGTCGTACTTGTCGAGCACGGCCGAGCGATCCAGGTCGGCCAGGTATTGCAGCCATTGACGCACGGGAAAACGCGGCAGATCACGCGGCAACATCGGGCCTTTCTTGCCGGTGAGGTTGGTGCGGCAGAGCTTGCCGTGCAGCGACTTAACGGGCACGTCCTCACCAGCGAGCAACACGGGCGCCGAGAGAACGTATTCGGTCATTTCAGAGCCGCGCTTGGTGATCGTGTATTGATAATTCTCTTGCAGCAGCGCGACGGCTTTGTCGATCACGTCTTGCTTGCGCGCGCTCAATTCCTCCCATCCGACAGGGTGCGACGTGTGCGAAATGCTCGTGAGCAAACGAAACTCGGTTTGCAGCGATTGCCCCGAAAACATCGTAAAGCCGATCGTGCGCTCGATCGCCTTGATAAGCGTCGATTTGCCGGCGCTCTTGTCGGCTTGCATCATCATGTGCGGCCAGAATCCGAGCAGGGCTTTCAAGTGCCCGCCCAATCCCCACACGAGCGCCATTGATGCCGCGTTTTGCTTGAACGTGTCTTGATATTTCGTGAGAACGCGGGCCGCGTCCGACACGGGGCCGCTCGTGAAAGTCAGGTCGCTATACGGGCATTGTTGCTCGGCGTTCGTGAAATAACAGTCCGGGCCTTCGTTGACGACGAGCCGGCCATCGCGCCAGGCCAGGCCGACGAAATTCGCCGCGCTACGTGCGCCGAGGTGCGCCGTGCGTTCGAGAATCGAGAGCATGCGCGAGAATCGTTTCGGCTCCCATATCGGGCCGAATTGTTGCCACACGGCCAGGTTATGCACTTGCTTGTCTTGCAACACGGCGCGCGTGAGGTTGGCGCCGTGGCGAGGCGTTTGAACGGTCACGGCGAAATACGGCGTCGGCGCGTTGTCGGGGTCGCCGGTCATCGTCGCCGCCGCACTGGCGACAGACACGCGACTCAGCGACGCCACGCGAAAGCCGGCGACGTCTACGAAAGTCGGCTTTTCTTCTTCGCCGTCGCCGGCTTTCGCGAGGTAGCTAAGAAAGTCGAGGCGTGTGCGATAGCGCCAATACTGGCGAAAGTCTTGCTCGGGCAGCCATACGCGAGCGGGGCCGCGATGCGCCTTCGCTTCACCAGGCAAACCGGCAATGATCCACTCCTCGTAATTGTTGATCGCCTTGCGCAGCTCGTCGGCGCCGCGCAATTGCAGATAGTCGTTTGCATCGTTGATCGACTCGGTTTTCTTCGTCGCGCCGTCAGCCAGGTCGCGAACCCAATCGCCTTGATCGACGAGAATCGCCGCGATGTTCAACGCGGTAAGCCGCTCATACAGCGCACAGGCCGCGTCGGGACCAGGGCGCTCGCCGCGACTATTCACGTCGTCGTTATCCATACAGATCACGACTTGCTTATCGCGCAGAAACGAAAAGTCGATGTTGTGGACGTTGCCGACGCCTCGGATCGCATAGGCGGCCGTGCGCGGCATTTCGCACGAGTCGATCGAGAGCGCATTGATCGCGC